GATCACGTACCGGCTGTAAAATATTTTCACAAAGATCTTTTAGTTTTTCTATCTGACCTGAGTTTGGATTGTTATTGATGTCCAATCTGATTGCAGTGTCAGATTTAATTAATTCTTGAAGGGTAAAGTTACGACTCAGATTCATGATTACTCCAATATAAGTTTTTTTATTGACTTTGATCCGTCTATGTTCGATTCAAGCTCAGCCATCGACTTGATGCACTGGTACTTGACTTTGCTATCAGATTTTAATTGACGTTTTGCTACACGTGACCCTTTAAGACATTCAGACATAGAATTTTGAATACGTGCTTCCTTAATCTCTCCGTTGATAATCATAAGTAGGGCTACCACTAACTCTGTCATTGATGACTCCCATTTGCTCTAACTTTATCTTTCAGCTCTTCGATATCAGACAATGCTTGGTCTAGTTGCTCTCTTAAAAATTCGATATTGACTTTATTGGTCATGTTCATCTCTTGGGTCTCTTCCATCTTCTCTACAGACTTGTAAAGATCCTCAATCAAAAAATGTTGCTCCTGATCGATGGGGACTTGTTCACTTCGTTTTAATAAATCATTTTCAAACAACTCACGTGATGTCTCTAACGATACCAACCTCGCAGTCAGCTCCGTATAAGCGAACACGCCCATTGCGACAAGCACGATCAGGCTAGCTACCGTCTTCATCGGCATCTGCACGCGTGCCTCTTCTCCGATGTTGAGTGGTTTATTGGACACCTGGACCTCCGCACAAAGCTAATACCACTAACATTATAATTAATGCACCTGTAAAATAATAATTCATTTTTATCTCACTCATACGTTGGACAAGATTATCAACTATTAAGCCTGCTTTGTCTAGT